GGGCAACATGCGCGGCAGCATTACCCACAAACATGATAATGATAGCGCAACTATATTCTTTACAAGGGCTACCGAGGCGAAGAAGGGGGCTATGTTAAACAAGAAAAGACCCTTTTTTGGTATCAATGAGAAAGGCGAAAGGATGCTTGCGAAAGTGTTTGAGGCTTATGTATTCAGGGGCTTTAGTAAATGAGTTTACGCGAAGGCATAGCCGCTAATATTGTTACTGTACTGGCATCTAAAGATAAGCCGCTCAACTTCCAGTATGTAACGAGAGAGCCGTTTGACTTTGATAAGCTAAGTAACGCCCAGTTCCCCGCCATACTTGTCAGGTCGGGTAACGAGTCAAGAGAAGATTCAACAATAGGCGGCACTCTGACTCAGAGACAGTCGGTGATTGAGTATCAGATCGTGTGCTATGTTAAGGCTAAGGAAATAGACTCAGCAAGAAACAACGTGATCGATGCTATCGAGGAAAGGCTAGACGCAGACAGGACAAGGGCAGGGCTTGCTGTTGATTCACAGATAACGGCAGTGGACACAGATGATGGTTCTATTGACCCTATCGGTGGGGTGATTATCACCCTGCAATGCACCTACAGATACCCTAGAGGCAATGCGTAATGACTAAAATGTATACAAAATCAGGGGGCGAAATATTAAACGCTCACCCGTCAAAGATTGAAAGTTTAAAGAATCAGGGTTGGCTCATTTCTGGCGATGAACCAAAATCTGAAAGCAAGAAAACCCGCCAGAAAAAAGAAGTACAACCTGAAGTAATAAACGATTCCGTGGAGGAATAAAAAATGGCTACACACGCAGGAAGTGAAGGATTGGTTAAAGTAGGCGCAGCAACCGTTGCCGAAGTGAAGTCATACTCTATTGAGGAGTCTGCCGACACTATCGAAACGTCATCAATAGGAACAACCGCAAGGACTTTCCGTACTAGCTTAACAGGCTGGTCAGGTTCTCTCGACGTATTCTGGGATGAGACTGACACGGCAGGACAGGGCGCATTGTCTGTTGGTGCAAGTGTTACGCTAAAGGTATACCCAGAAGGTGATACAGCTGGCGATACCTTTTACGAAGGCACAGCTCTTGTCACAGGTGTCAGCAAAACAGGCAGCTTTGACGGCATGGTTGATGCCAGTATTAGTATTCAAGGTACAGGCGCACTCACAACGGCAACTGTATGAGTATATTGGAGAAGGCGCAGTCTCATTATAAGGGATTGCTTAACGGAGATTTGCGCCCTATTTCAATCCCAGAGTGGGACACTGAGGCATTTATTAAGCCCTCTTTGTCCTTGCAGCGTCTTGGCGAGATTATGGAATGTGCTAACGGTGGCAACCCCGCTGAAGCGATGGCGTTAACAGTCATATACAGACTTGTTGATGCAGAGGGAAAGCCTCTATTCCGTAAATCCGACAAGATGGAACTGCTCAAGTCAGTATCACCTGACGTTATCACTAACATTGTGACGGAGATCAATGCACTTGACCCTTCCTCTGAGGACGTAGAGGGAAACTAAAAAGCGACTTCAACATGCAATTCTGTTTTACCCTTGCAGAACACTTGCACAAGACAGTCGCTGAAGTTCAGCAGATGGACGTTAGAGAGTTTCAAGGGTGGGTATATTGGCTAAGTCGTAAAGAGAAAAAATAATGTCCCAAAATATCAACATCAAGATTCTCGCTAGCGACAAAACTGGTAAAGCCTTCTCTGGCATAAAGAAAAAGTTTGCCGCGCTTGGCAATATAGCCAAGAAAGCTGGCATGGCTATCGGTGCGGCTTTTGTTGTGGCAGGTGCAGGAATGCTTGCACTTACCGCTTCTGCAATGAAGTCTATAGACGCACTGGCAAAGACTGCCGACAAGATAGGCATTACCACAGAGGCTCTTGTTGGGCTTCAATTTGCTGGTGAGCAGACAGGTGTTAGCACCGAAACTATGAACATGGCCTTGCAGCGTTTCACTCGAAGGGTAAGCGAGGCAGCTCAAGGAGGTGGCGAAGCGGTAAAGGCACTTAAAGAACTAAATATTAATGCAAAGAGTTTAAGTGATCTGCCGCTAGATCAGCAAATGGGTGTTGTTGCTGACGCTATGAGGGGCTTGGGTACTCAAGCCGATAAAGTCCGTATTGCCATGAAGCTGTTTGATAGCGAAGGTGTTGCGCTGGTTAACACCCTTGCTGGTGGAGCTGCGGGTCTACAGGCTATGGCAAAAGAAGCCGACCTTTTGGGAATTGCTATCAGCAGGCAAGACGCTGCAAGAATAGAAATGGCTAATGACGCACTTAACAAAGCATCTAAACTGTTTGACGCTCTAGGCATTCAGCTTGCTATTGCCTTTGGCCCACTTCTTACAGCAATCACAAATGACTTGTCAGGCACAGGCAAGGCTAGTGAGGAGTTTGGCAGCACAGGTCAGCGAGTTGCAGACGCTTTGGTTAATTCATTTGCCTATCTTAGAGATGTATTTCACAGCCTGTATGTTGGGGGCAAAGTCTTACAGCTAGGCTTGTACAAAATAGGCGACACTTTCTTGTGGCTAGCTGAAAAGATAATTGTTCTCATGTCACCGCTTGATGATTTATTTGATGCCTACAATGCGGTTGTTAAACTGTTTGGAGGCGAGGCTATCAAGAAGCCCTCTGAGCATCTTAGCGAAATTGGCGACCAATTTAGTGAGCACATTGGCAGCCTTTCGGAGACTGTCCAAGAATTACTAGCGCAGCCTATGCCGTCAGAGGCAATCTTTGCTTACAGAGATGCAGCAATACTTGCGTCAGATGAAGCAACTGCTGCAATAATAGCGAACCAAGAAAAGATTGCAGAGCGATCTGCTTTTTATAAAGAGATAGAAGTAACGGCACAGCGGAAGTTGCAAGAGGTAACAGTGGATGCGGTCAGAATAACATCATCAAAAGATATGAAAGAAAGAAAGGCGGGCAGAGCGGCAGCAAAGGCAGATGCAGCAGAGGGGCTTGCATCGCTTGCTAGAGTTAACAAAAAAGCCTTTATGATTCAAAAAGCCTATAACATAGCCAACACAATAATGAACACCTACGCTGCGGCAACAAAAGCAGTGTTTGAGCTTGGCCCTATTGCTGGCCCTTTTGCTGCGGCTTTGATTGTTGCTGGTGGTTTGGCAAATGTAGCTACGATAGCAGCGCAATCTTTTGAAGGTGGCGGCTTTACAGGTTATGGCGTAAGGGCTGGCGGTGTTGACGGCAAAGGCGGTATGCCAGCTATTGTACACCCTAATGAGACTATCATTGACCACACCCTAGATGATGGACAGGGGCAGGGTATGGGGGCAACCGTAAACTTTAACATACAGGCGCATGATGCCTCTGGCTTTGACCAGCTATTAGACTCAAGACGGGGGCAAATTATGGATATGATTGATGAGGCTTTAAACGACCAAGGTAGGGAATTTGCATGAGTGGAACATACCCAACAAGCCCAGAGTTCAGTGCAATAAATTTCAAGAGCATACACAAAAGCGTATCTTCTGAGTCTAGGTCTGGTCGGCTACAAGTAAGGGATATAGGCTATCAGCGGTGGAGCTTTACCGCAAAATACAAATCATTAACAAGGGCAGAAGCTCAACCTATATATGCATTCATTGAAAAGCAACGAGGAATGCTTGAGACATTCACTATAGTTCTGCCGCTAATTAGTTACGCGTCTGGAAACGCAGCAGGGACATGCAGGGTGAATGGTGCTCATACAGCAGGGGATACCACTATAAATATTGACGGCATTGGAGGGACACTTAAAGCGGGTGACTTTGTTAAGTTTGGAAGCCACAGTAAAATATATATGGTTGTTGCTGATAGGGCAGGGAATGGGTTATTAACAATTGAGCCTCCATTGATTAAAGATGTAACTAACAACCAATTGGTCACTTATGACGCTGTGCCTTTTAATGTCCGAATGTCAAAAGACATACAGCAGTTTAAGGCGAAAGGTGGGGATCAGTATTCTATTGAGATTGATATGCTTGAGGAAATAGCCAATGCCTAGATTGTTAACGTCACAGGTTAAAACAGAGCTTGCTACTAATGATTTTACAATGGCACACCTAGTAACAATGACATTTTCTTCCACTACCTTGCATTACACGGACTATATTTCAAACCTTCAATCATCGGGTGCGCTCTATACATCTATAGGCCATTTCTTAGACATTGGCTCGCCGCAAGAAACCCAAGAGCTGAGAGTTGGTACAATTAATGTCACCCTATCAGGGGTTGAAAGGGCTTTTATCAGCCTTTTCTTGAACAATGATTGGATTAATAGGGAGGTGTCAGTTGACAGAGCTTTAATCAGTTCATCTGGCGCAATCGTCCCCAACCCTTTTACAATTTTTGAAGGCTACATGAGTCAATTTCAGGTGACTGAAAACGGTGACAAATCAGACATAACTGTTGCTGTATCTTCTCACTGGGCAGATTTTGAAAAAAAGGCAGGGAGAAACACAAACGACAACTCACAACAATACTATTTTTCTGGAGACAAAGGGTTTGAGTACGCGTCAAGCATTGTAAAAGACTTGAAGTGGG